TATTTTTTGTATAGAAGCCTGCGAAACATCTGGAGAGAAAAACCAAGGAGTTGTAGTTCCATCACTATTAAAACTACCGCCATATGTATATATGAAATCATTAATTGCAAGGTCTGCTTTTTCTAGATCTCTTGCGTAGCTAATAGCAACATTTCCATTAGGTAAATCAACTTTTAAAGCTATTCTTCCTGTACCTGATGCATAACTAATTATACTATTTCTTGCTTGACCGTCTCTAACTTGTGTTTCAGTAAAATTCCAATCGTTTATGAAAAGCTGCATGCACTCCGCTATGTCATCTTGTGATGTTTCTGCCATAGGTTCTATTTCGTATTCATACGTTGTTCCTTGAAAAACAATATCAATCCCAACCACTTTTCCTTTACCATGAACATAAGGAGGAAAATTCCATGAATTTAGAACAAAGTTTTTCTGCTTTTGAACTTTATGTCCAAATTGATTAGTTGTATTAAACGGTATTGGTATAGTGTTAGCAGGGTTTGATGTAATATTTGAAGCATAAGTAACTAGATCTGCACTAGGAGCGTATTCTTCCTCACAACCTGCGCTTATAGCGGGATTGTTATTTTGAAAAAATCCAGCCGCATATATATAATAACCAACTTCCTCAGCTACAACACCTGGTGTTGATGAAGGTATAGTTATTAATGTCATTGGGTATGATTTCCAGTCTGCGTTACCGTCATTGCCTAAGTAAAATAAATTACTACCACATTCATCATATCGAAACGGAAATATAGAATTACTTGTAAATGTTTGTAAAGATCCAGGTCCAAAATCCTTAGATCTTTGAAATCTATTTTGAAAGTTATCGTTGAAAAGCTGCACTCTCATATCTATTTCAAACTTTTGAAGAATAATATCTTGAGCATCTTGTATAGCTAAAGTTACATAGTAAAGAGAAGCTGGTACGGTTGCTACACCACTGCCCGCTAATGAGTTTATCAGTTTTATTTGTAAAGTACCCGCTTCAGTGCTTGCTTCTTCTACAACAGTGAATATAGGTACTAGATCAGCAAAGTATTGCGTTTCAGCCACTGGTCCATTTGGACTATTTATTGTTTGTCCCCAAACACTAACTATGTCACCAGATGAATTAACCATTTCTACATCTTTGATAGACAAAGCTCCATCTACTAACGTGGTGGTTTTATTAACAGAACCGTTGCTAAAGTTTATAGTAGCAATTAGTGGTACATCTCTTCTAGTTTTTATAGGGATAAACTCTACTAATACGTTGGTTCCACCTGGACCGTATGTCACTGGTGAAGAATTAACAGTGTTATTAGCTGTTATTTTGAAATATTCTGGTACAACGTTTTGAAGATTAGCCTGCAAGTTTGTTATGTAATTAACCTGACCACCTATTGTTGTTTTAAAATTAAAATTAAACTGTCTTAAACCTTCATTTTCATTGTACATGTAAAATATGTTATCAAAATAATTTACACTTTCTGCTAAACCGTCTGCTTGAGACGTTGTTCTAACTTGCCAAGGACCAGTAGTCGATGCTGGCACTAATTGAAAATAATTTCTAATATCACTTTTACAATCATTTCCATTATCATCTGTTATTGAAGGTAAATTATCAGGAGCTCCAAATTCTACAGTGTCAGTTGCTGGGTCTATTACTATTGTTTGTCCAAAATTATCTAATATATTGAATCCACTTCCATTTAATATGTTGCCTTGTGCGGCTAAGCCTTCAGTAAATTCGCTTGGATTCCAGGATATATTTGATCCAGCTGGTTCAGATTGATTGTTTAATATAGCTGCATTAAGATCACCTATCAAACCTGTTGAAGATGATTCCCAAAATATATCAATAGCACTCTCTACAGCTTCTGTTTCATAAACAGCTAAATACTGAATACCTGGTGTCAGCAAATCTGTCGTAAGAGACGCTGGGGTAAAGGTAACTTCTATTCCATCTGTTAAATCTAAAAAAACAGGATTTGTTCCATCATCTAATTTTATGTTATCTACACTACCATCTGACGGATTAGCCGCGGCATTAGAAGCTACGTATGTACCTACTGGCACACCTTGACCGGTTACTAAGTAGTTTTGAAGAGTATTTAATTGAATAGGAACTATACAAGCAACATTAGTTATAAGTATTGTATCTGTTGGAGTTACTGGAGTCACAGGTGATCCAGGTGGAGAAGCAGGAGGAACAGTATTAGGAGGATTTACTATAGTACCAGCAGCTGGTATGTAATTATATGTTTGTCCAGTTGTTGATATTTGTCCTATTTGAACTTCTGTTGATACTCTAGCCACTAAAGGATTTGAGTCTAAAGAATAAAATTGAGGAAAATAATTTGGTTGATTAGGGTTTATAGGATCATAATCAAATAAATCATTAACAGTAGAAATTACTGAAACAGTATCTGAATTAGTTCCTGGATAATATTGCTTATTAGTATTTCCAGATTTTACTTGACTACCTGTTATTATGTTTTGAACTCTACCAAATAATTGAACAGAACTTCTAAATTGTTTTTGATCAGGACCAACCTCTGTTAAATCTCTTGGTATTTTATTTATATTGTCATTTATTAAAACAATATGAGATGTTTGACCAATTTCAAGCGTACGGTCTTCAGGATAAGAAGCCATAATACCAGGAAGATAAACATTGTAATATTCCTGTTCTGTTTGCTTTACAACTATTTTATATGAATACCAACCTAAAGGATTGTAATCTAAACTAGTTACATCTCCATTATATAAATTTTCATTAATAGGTTCATTCATTAAAACTTTTAAAGAATTACCTGGCCAATCCGTTATATTTATACTTTCGTCTATATATGGAGAAAATAAAGTAGAACCTGAGTATTCTATACCAGCAACTGTTAATTTAGTTTCATTATTAGACAATATAACGCTTGATTGTCTTCCGTATCTATCTGACAATACAAAGCCAATTTGATAATTTCTATTTGTTTTAACAGAATGATTTGGATATTCTATAATAGACTCTGAGTTTTCTGTATCAGCTCCAGGTTCCATTATTAAAACAACGTTTACAGATGTTCCAGCCGGAAACGTAACGGTTTCAGTTAAAGTTATATTAGCTGTTCCTGTACCATTACTATCTGTACTAGCAACTTGTGTGCCTGGAGGAATTAAAACGCCATATGTATTAGAGGTTATAATATAACCAGGAAACCAAGGCGCGTCTGTTTTTGATACGTTTATAGCTATAGTGTCTGTGAAAGCAGTGTATGTTGCAGCTGCTCCAGCGTAAGCCGCTGTTATATTATTTACTATGAAATTACTCTTAATAGTAGAAGCTACATTGTAGTTTAAAAAAGCAGGTGGATTAATTTTATTTAAAAAATTACCATACACAACTCTATTACCTGTTACTTCTTGAGCCTTAGCTCTTACTGGTATTTTATCAAAAACTCTAACTAGATTAGATTCAGGTAGCGTTTTTGTAGGTTTTGTAGAGTTATAATCATAAACAAAAAAGTTTGGACTACCTATTGTTAATAAGACTTCATCATCTAATTGAGGAACAGTTGAGCTTACTGTTATGTTTCCAGAAAAAGGATTACTAGAATCTGTGGGTATAAAACTTAAAATTGTAGTTCCATCTGGAATACCTGGACCTGTTATTGGATTGCCTATTGTTATACCACCTTGAAGATTAGATATATTTATATTATTACCTGAAGCCCCTGGTGTTTGAGCACCCTTTGTTAAGCAAACGCCTGATTGACTTTGTATTCTACCTATTGGTATAGTCTCTACAACCCTAACAGCAATGCCATCAGATTCTTTGTACAGTATATCTATCTCTTCAATTTTTAAAGCATTTGATATAGTGTAATTGTTGAAAGGTAATGGTATTCTTAGGTCAATGGTATTTACTTTGTTTTCTACAAAATAAACTATTGTGCTTCTATAAGCTTCGTTTTGATCGTCTTTTTCTTGATTAGGACTTTCAGCAAACATAAAATAACCGTCTTGTTTAGGTATAAATGCTATTTGAGTAAAAGGTGCAAATATAGAATATGTATTGTCTGTAAACCTAAACCTGTAACTAAATCTTGGAAATATACTTTCTAAGTAATCTGAATCCCCGCCAAAAGCTCCGTTAAAATACGGGTTTGGTTCAAACACCAATATGTTTTTTGTGCTAGTGGTTGTTATACTACTGCTTAATACAATGTTGTAACTGTTCGGCGTTGTTGAAGTGTCTAAAGTAATGCTAATCACTGTTGCTCCAGTGGGAGTCATAGTATTATTACTTGAATCAAGCAACGAAACCTTTGCGCCTTGCCAAGGAGATGTTGCTATATTAACTTGACCTATTATATTAAGAGTTACATTTATAGTAGAACCTGTTTGATTACTAGTAGTTGTAGCTTGACCTCCGTTAGGTAGGAACTTACTACTAACATCTTTCATGGTAGTTTCATATTCACCTGGATCTAAAATGCTTTTTTGAAACATTTCCATGCAGCTATGTGGATTATATTTAGCTACTGATACTTGATCTTCAGTTGAATAATAAGTAGGGAATATATTGGTAGGATCTGGATTTGCTAATAAAGTATTTATTACTCTAGGTTGATTTCTATCGTCAGTAAAAAACAATAGATCTTCTAGTATATTAACTCCAGTTATAATATTTGTTTGAGAAAAATTTAAAAAAGCACCTTGAACTAATATATTAGACTGATTAGTCAAGACATTTGTAGATATTATAAAGTTTTTAGCAGAAGGATTGTATGTAAATCTATTTGGAAAAAGATCAGTATAGTCAGTAAAAAATAAATAAACTGTAGAATTTACTTCATCTGAAAAATGCCCTATGCACTTTATATTTGTAGCCTGTGTTAAATCTTGATAGTTTTGTATAGAGTTATTACCTAAAGTGTTTTCTAGGTTACCAACTTGAGAACTTTCAGACTTACTTATTTGCGCGTTTCTAGCGTCTCTGTATTCACCTTCCGGTAGTATACGAGCATCCAAGTCTTTGTTCATCTTGGACTTTAAAAAAGTATTTTGAACTTTAGCCATTAAATTTTAGTGTTTAATCCATTTAGATTTACCTCTCATAACTTGCACTATTTCTTCGAGCTTAATGTTAGATAATCTTATTTTAGCATTTCGAAGAGCGGCTCTTCTGTCTTTTTTAAATCTAGCTATTATACCTTCTGATGTATTTGCTCTGTTGGCTAGTAAGTTATATGATATACTCATGTACATTGCTTCTTCAGCAAGTTTTGGTATTCTACTATCTAAGTCATAAGCAAGTCCATCAGATATATACTCTAATACGATTAATCTGTCTCTTAAGTTGCTAGAAAAAGTAAACATACCGTCTCTTTCATCTATTCCAAACCATCCATTAGCTTGTGACGTTTGTGGGTTAAGACCATATAGTCTACCCCAATCCCATGGACCACTTCCATACCATCCGTCTTGGTACATTCCGTAAGCAAGATTATCTAGTTGATCAAAAGCTAAGTTGTTTATAGTTCTATCATCTGCTTCTCTCCATCTTTCTACAGTTAAAGAAGTTCCTTCTAAGTCTTCACCAAAGTTATCCTGAGTTGGAACACCTTTATTGTCTTGTAGTAACTTAGTGTAAGGATTTGTTGTTAAATTATTGTTCGGATATATAGGTCTTTTTACACCTAATTTATCTATCCATGAAAGAGATACATAATTAACATAGTCTTGTGGCATTATTAATTGTAGACTTTCTGGAATTGTTAGTTCTTGCGATTTAATGCTTTTTAACGTATCATAACTAAACTCTTGCAATGACCTTTTAGCGAAAAACAATACATCAGATTTTTTAGCTGTTTGAATTATTTTGCCATCTCCAACATAACCAACCATGTAGTTGTCTATAATATCGGATAGTTTAACGTATTGATAGCTACCGTAATTTTCCTCTACAGCTTCACCTAAAGCTTCTTCAGCAAGACTAGTAGCATATTGACCACCGTCTAGTGTTTTTAATTGTAATACTATGTACAAATTATCATCAGGTGCTGCGGCAAATTTAATAACATTAACTTGGTCTGTAGCTAAAGTGTATGGTAATATGTATTCTGACCAACTGCCTGGGAAACCAGTAACACTAGTATATATTTTAAAGTTATTTAAAGCGTATCTTATATTTGCAGGATCAGAGCTACCAAGCACTAAATCAGTGTCAAAAGTACTAGCGAAATCAGTCTTTGCACCGTCTCCTCTAAAGCCTTGCGCGCCTTGGTAATATTGTTGATTTGTTTCTGTTACTAGACTCATTTATTTAAGATTTTTCATTAGCTTGTACTTGTGCTGCTTCTTGAGCGGCTACATCTATTATTGTAGGGTCATTAATAATTACACCTGCGTATTTTAATATTCCTATTATAATGTTGGTTTGCTCAGAAATATGAAGTTGGAAATTTACAGCTGTCCCTCCATTGAAAATATACTGACCAGGTATTCCAACAATAAAAGCCCATGAAGGATCTCTAGGTGTAACTACACAGTTTACTTCAACAGTGCTTGGGGTTGGAGATATTGTTAAACCAACTTGATCTATGTTATTTGTAGTTGTTGGTGTGCTAGCGAACGCTATAGGAAATTTATACGTAGGAGCAGTAAGTTTAGATCTTGTAATTTTATTGTAATCTTTTTTGTTTACTAATTGAGTAACAAATTGACCACCTGAAGAAGAAGCTTTAGGATCGGTGTTTCCTACTAAAGAAGAACTATAAGTTGATAATATATCACCCATCCAATATATATTAGCAACATAATCACCTGGTGATACTGCCGCTGTTTGAGACCACGCTAAACTTGTAGCGTTTTGTGAAAAACTAATTGCTTTTTGAAACTCAAAAAGTTTTTCTTCTTGGTTTTTAAATATATTAAAAAACTCAGTATCGTTCTGTGTATTGTTTTGATTTTGACGGTTTAATTGTGTTCCGTCAGGAAAGTAAGATTCAAATATTTCTAATTGAACTTGAGTAGCTAACCTATTAAACTCATCTGGCGTAACATAACCTCTTTGTTCTTTGTTCAAAATAGACAAGACTGTTGTATATACTGTATTTACGTTTACCATTATTGATTTTTTATATACTAAAAAGGCGGACGAATCCGCCTATATATAGTATCACTTGTTATTTTAGTTTTTTATCTATAGATTTATAGATTTCAACACCTTCGTCTGTTTTTAAGAAAGCAGCAAATGCTGAATATGGGTTTTCATCAAAAGGAATGTTCATTAATTTTTTACCATTTGAAGCCCACGTAAATGTTCTTTGATCTTGAGATAGTTTTATTATCCCGTTTTCTTGAGCAACTATAGCAAAGTTTCTTAACATGACGTTATCGTCTTTTGCTAACGCTATAAAAGTAGCAGGGTTTCTTTTAGCAAACAACAATATATCTCTTTTTAATTCTTTAGAGCTCATGTTTCTTACGCTTGATCCTTTTTCAACTCTTAATATCGCCTCAACCTGATCAATATCCATAGATCTAGCGGCAGTCATTGCGTCTATTTCTAAGTTAATATCATCTAGTTCATCTGAAGCTATAGCAACAGGTTTAAACTCTTGATATATCTTATTTCTTAAAGGGTGATATAATGAAAGAAGTTTTTGTAATGCAGTTTCATGCTTTTTAGTTCTTAACGTACCGTCTTTAAATATAATATGACCCATCGTGCATTCGCCTTTTTGTTCATCTACAAGAGGCGAGTCTTGATTTGTAGCATATTTTATTTCTCTTTGTTTACCAGTTGTTTCATCGAAATATAATAAAGCATGTTTTTTAGTATGCTTAGCTGGTATAGTTAACGTTAAAGGAGAATTATTACCAGTTAAATAATAAACTCTATCTTTTACTTCCCAGTTTAATACTGGATTTTCTTTTATTTTTGACATAATATAATATAATTAAATAGTTATAAAAGTAATAATTACCCTCGTCAATTCAACGAGGGTAAAAATTACATTAATTTTGGATTACTATAATCCTTGGAATAATACAAAGTTGTTAGCAGCTTGAGTTACTAAACATCTTTCTGATAGGAAGTTAATTTCCATAGCATCAAGAGTTGAAGTAAATGCACCACCAGCAGAACCAGTTAACCAAGACTTCATACGTCTGTCATCTCCTTGAGAAGCTCTATAACGTACGTGTAAGAATGGTCGTCTGATATTTGTACCTAGTACTTGATCATAAACTGTAGAAGTTCCAGCAGGTACTAATACACCTTCAATTGAATTAACTCCATCAATACCTCCACGAGTAGAAGCATCATTTAAGTATTTCCAATCAGTTTTGTAAAAGTCATAAGAACCTCTTCTAAATCCTGAGAATCCAAGATTAAGAGCCATTTCTTCTGAGTTTTCAAATAAACCAAAAGCAGTTCCTCCAGCGAATCCGCCAGAGATAGCAGCTAGCATATCATCAAAATCAAGAGAAGTTTGTCTTTGTAAGAAAAGCATGTTTTCTTCAATAGCACCTTGAGTATCTAAGTTTTTAAGTATTGCATCAAATTCATCAAGTCCAGCAGCAGCAGTAAACCCTACTTCTACATTTCCTCTGTTTCTAATAGCAGCAAATAAACCTTCAGTACCTGGTAAGAAAGCGATAGCAGTTCCAGCTAGTGCGTTAGCATTTGCATTTAGCTCACCTTCTACCATAGACATTTCTAGGTAATCTTCAAAACGTAGTCTTGTTTCAGACTCAGCTTTTAAGTACCATAAGAAACCAGAAGCACCATCTTCAGTTGCAACTTCTACCCATCCAATTTGAGCCATATCAGATCCGTTTATAACGTACTGATCTCTCAATATAATAGGTGAGTTAGAAAACTGAGTGAATTGTGGTTCAATTGAATATCTAGATGCGGTTCCAGCAGTAACACCCGCAGCGCCAGCTACACCTGTCATTGAAGTTCCTTTTTGATAAGCAGAACCGTATACAAATACTTTAATACTACCTAAAGCACCTGCTCCAGTAATAGTAATACCAGTAGTGTCAAAAGTTTGGTTAGCAAATGGTTGAACTGTAATAGTTCCACTTGCACCACCAGCCCCAGCTACACCAGGAGTTGACTCTTGAACAATACCTTTAGCTTCTACTCCTGAAGCAGGATCTAAAAGAACTACAGTATCGTTTACAGATATTACATTTAAAGCAGTTGCGCCACCACCAATATTGATGACAGAAGCTAAATTAGCTCCAGCAGCACCACCGGCTTCAACACCACAACTATCGTATGCAATGTGTAATCTATTTTGTTCTGACCAGATTACTTGATCACTTGTCATTGGCATTTCAGCGCCAACCATTCTTAAGAAGCCAGATAACGTTCTGTTTCCATAACGTTCTACTTCTTGTTCGTAAATTTCTGGTAAATATTGTTGCGCAAATGTTCCACCGCCAGCGGCGCCATCAAACGTCAAATAATTTGACGCAAGTGTTTGTTGAACTTGCGAAGGTACAATACTACCAAATTGTGGAGATAAACTCATAATTTGTTAATTTTTAATTAGTTAAACCTTTTTGTTTTAATTTTAAGTTTTGTAGAGTCTGCACCAGAAATAGCTCTTACTTTCATTCCGCCTATAAATACGTCTCCTTGTGATTTTCTACCTTCAGTATCACTTAGATTTTTTGATTTATTAATGACGTCTTTTACAGCATCAGCTTTTCCTTGCTCATAAAAATGAGCTGCAATCTTATCTACATTTTCAGCAGCATAAATAGCTTTATGATAACCCTTAGGATCTTCCACATTACCTTCGCTGTCTAGGAACTTCCCGACAAGGTTTGTTATGTTAGATTGGCTCTCGGCTACTTTATCACGATTAACAACATTGTACTTATATCTTTTATCTCCAACTTTAATATCGAAACCTTCGAAATCGTCATTAAATAAATCTTTAGTCTTTTGTTTAAATAGGTCGTGTTGTTGTGTAGCTATTTCTTGCTCCTTATTATAGCGGTTAAAAAAGTCTGTAGCTTTTTGTTGGTCTTGAGTTACGCCGGGTCTCAACTTGATTTCGTCGTAATATTTTTTCTTAGTTTCCTCTAAAAAGTTTTTTGCTTTTGCAACCTCTTCTTTTTTAGCGAGTTTCTTTTTTTTGACTTCTCGCTCTTCGTCAATATCTATATCATAATCAAAGTTTTCTTCCATTATGAAATTAATTTCTTCTAAATCTAAATGTGGTTTAGATTTTTTGTAATACTCTTTTAACAAAGTATTGTCATCTACGCTTGTATAATCAGCGTTTAACCTAGTGTAGTCGTCTATGGTTCCACCAGTTTCTTCCATAAATGAAACTAATTTTTCGATGTTTTCTGGTAAAGGCTTACCTAATACTTTTTCATCTCTTACAGCTTCTTTTACTTCTTTTTCAATTTCTTTAACTTCTTCAGTTACTTCTTTGATTGGAGAAATCCCTTCAGTAGTCTCGTTGGACTCTTGTATAGATTTTCCCACCTCTGCGCTATCTCCGGATGGTTTTTCCACAGATACCTTTTCTGTTTCTCCGACTTGAATGGCATTGTCTTCTTTTTTTATTTCAACCTTAGTTATATTGTTTGGTATTTCAATTAAAGGTTCTCTTGGATTAACATTTACTTTTGTAATGTTTTCTTTTGTTTCTACTAGATTTTTAGGCGTTTTTTTGTTTTTAATTTTAAACTCACCTTCCTGTTTAACAGGTTCATTTGTTTTGATTTCTGACATAATATAATATAATTAAATAATTAATAGTTTAAGCTTGAGGTTGATCTTCCCCTGAAGCCATTGCTGGTTGCTCTGGTTCGCCATTTTTTTCAAAATCTATAGGCATTAGATTGTTTTTTCTTTGATCTATCATTTTACTTTGCTGCGTACCTTCCATTTGTATACGCTTATCTTTAGATTCTTCTTGTTGTTTCTTTAATTCTTGTTGTTGTTGAAGTTCCATTTTAGCTAACTCAACATTAAACTGATGTTGCATTTGCATTTTCTGCTGATCAAGCTGTGCTTGAATTTGCATTTTTTGTATTTCCATTTGTGTTCTAGATTGCTCGTATTGAACCTTAGAACCATTAATAGCTTCTTGTTTTTGAACCTCATTCATTGCTATTTTTTCATTAGCACTTGCCTGAGACTCTGCTTGAGCTCTTATATTGGATTCAGCGTTTTGTTGATCTTGAACTCCTTTTTGCTTTCTTTTTACTTTAAGTAATTGATTAGCTAATTTAAGATTTTTTATTTGTCTTAAATCTATAGCGTCTTCTAAATCAATACCACCTTTTTGCAAAGCAACTTGTATGTTTTGCTCTAATTGCTGTTGTTCTTCTTCGTCTGGTTCTAATTCTAAGAAAATACCAAAATCGTGAAGGTTTAAATTAACTACTTCTTTTAATGTATTTACATTGTAACTACTTATAGAGTTAACTAGTGATTCAGCAGTTAGTGGAAACTCTAGTGCGTCAGCTATTTTTAAAGCTATGTTTTCTGCTATTCTAAGAGTCAAATAAGATCCTGCTTGTTTTATATGTCTAGTAGCTACATTGGAAGCGTTAGCGGCCATCTTTTGTAGTCCTACTAAAGTGCTCTTATCAGGAGTGCTACCATCTCTAGCTTCATTTAATCCCGTTACATCACGTATCATTTGTAAATAATATTGATAAGTCTGTATAAGACTTTGTATTTTACCTTGACCAGAACTAGAATTTAGTTCTTGTATAGGTATTTTACCAGGATTCATATCGCCATCTTGCGTAAGCGATCTACCAACAATACTACCAGTTTGAAAATACATATTCAATGCTTCAGCTGGATTGTAATTTGTTCCATTGCCTAGATCAACCTCAGCTAAACCGTCCATATCTAAATAAACACCATCTGGTACTATTCTAGACATTACTTGCTGTAGTTTTAAATGAGTTAATTGAATCATATCTGCAAATCCAATACATTTACCTACTAAAGATTCTATTCTACCTTTATATATTCTAGGCGCACAAATAGAGTAATTCATTTTTACCTTAGTAGTGTCAGCATAAGGTCTTGACATGTTTTCAGCCAATTCCCATTTTAACATAGTATCCGTACCTAGCACTTTTGCTCCACTATATAAAACCTCAATTGATCTTGAGACTCTTTGGAAGCTATCATTTTCAGGTGGATTAAAATTGTCATCTTTTTCAATGGCTTTCATTAAGCCTTGATCTGTTTGTTTTATTTTAAAAACTTGATTATGATAAGTCTTATAATCAAAATAAAGAACTTGAACTGTATTATCATCATAGTCTCCCCATCCAGTTATATAAGATCTATTACCTGGCATATTTTGTATACGTTCTAATTCTTTATTAGATAAGTCTGGAAACTCTTTTTTGAGCTCCGATATTGTTATAGCTTTTATTTCACCAACATAGTATATGTCTTCAAAATTAGGATCTTCAGTGTATGAATAAACCATGTAAGCAGGATCTACATAATCTATAGTTATTCCATTAGCTAAGTTAAAACTTGTTTTAGCAGCAGAAATACCACAAACAGTTAAATCCATGTTTAATCTACGCTTTATTAAATCATACTTATTTTGAGCCATAACAGAAGATATAGCTTCTTCTTCCGCTATCTCTATAGACTGCTTATAGCTAAGCTGCATGTGAAGCTCTAGCTCTTCATCGCTTTCTGGAAGTTGGTCTGGATTTGGAACTTGATATAAATCTATACCTAAAGTTTCTTTTAATCCATCTAGATAATTTTTAGCCAACATGTCTTCGTATATCTTAGAAGCATAAGCAGTTCTTTTCTTTATAGACTCAGGATCTTGAGCATAAGCTTTTATATCATAAGTTCTAGAAGATATTCCATTTACAACTATATCAACAAATTTTGATAATATAGGTACTGGTTGCCAATCTAAATTAAGATAAGACAAATCACCATTAATAGATAATTCATCTTTATATTTCTGTATAGACTGCTCTCCTCTAGCGTACAACCTTAGATTATGAAAATTATTCCAAGCTGTTAAATATCTGTTTCCAGTTGTTCTACCTTGAGAAAACCATTCGCCTTCTATAGCCTGTGCAACTTGTTTACCATATTCAATACTGGCTTTTTCAGCGTCGCTAACTACTTGGCTAGGAAATGAAGTTCTCGTGTTAGTATATATATTCATTAATTTAAAATTTTTGATACAGCTCCTTTATTGTCGTATTTTTTAATACCTAGATCAACTGGTTTTAATTCTTTTTTATTCACTGGTGAATATCTATGTTTATTACAAGCCATTAGCGCTAGTCCAGAACTAATAGAAGCATCATGAGTTGTTCTATTATTAATATTAAATTTAGACCAATCTTCTAATGTACGTTGAAAATATACATCACCATAGCCAGTTTCTTTTAAGCCTACAAAATGTTCTATATATGTTTCAATGGCAGACGCATGAGCTTGCTTTATATCTTCACTTGAGTTTGGTATACCACCTATTTCTCTTTCTGTTATAGATAATTTATTTCTTTTTTTATCTGGTCTATTCATAGCAAAACCTCTATAACCTCTACGTTTAAAATAATAAAGTAATCTAGGTTTGTTATTTTCTGCTAATATTGGCATTCCATAAAACACGCAAGCCATAAGTACGTCTTCAAAAAATATCTCTGCTGTTTGTGGTCTAGCTATGTATTCTAAGAAAAAATGATTTGGTGGAACTTCTTCCATGCTAAATTTAGTTAACCCATGCAGTGATCCGTTAGAACCTCTATTATCTACTGTTCCTGATATATCATATGGATCACATCCAAAAGCACCACAGTGCTCATTCCCTGGATAATTAACTCCATTTTTTAAAAATCTTTTATTTTGTAAATTAATTGGTGGAACCCATGTTATTAAAAACCTACCATTTTTGTTTGGTACAAATATAACTCTAGTATCTTTATCTCCGTTTTCCCATTGAAAACTTCCTTTTGTTACATTTATTGAATTTTTAAGATCTTCATTAAAATCTATTTGTTGATATATTTTAGTTAAATTAAATAAAGATTGTTTTGATTCGTCTCTAAAAGCGTGCTTTGTTGTGCGTGGAAACTGTCTATAAAATTCATTTAAACCATCTTGATCTTCTTTTAAGCCTTCGACTTCATTATTCCAGTATTCTATTACACCTTGTGTTATTTTTACTCCGTGTGGATCTTCTACTTCTTTTTTCGGTGTATTGAATACAGGTAATCCATAAGAATCAATGTATCCTTCGTAGTTCCATTCCATAGGTATGAACAAAGAATATAATCCTGAGCGAGTCTGTCCATTGGCGTTTCTTTGTGTAATATCTGAATCGTAGTATAGTTTTTTAAAATTCCTGCCACCTTTATCTAGTGAGTTTGATGTACTTCCCATCATACATTTACCAATAATTCTACTACCTAGTCTAAGGGTGGTTTTCGTAACGCGCCAGTTGTTGAGGATGTTGTTGGGCCTTTCCCATTTCCCGGATTCATCGTGGACGAGGAGCCTGAGCTTCTCCCCATCGTAGGCGTTGTCACCGGTATTCTTCCAGTCGATGGTGGTGTCCAAACCGGTAATTTCTTGTATTTTTTCGTTGGCTTCAAGCTTTCTACGGGTAAATTTGGAGGCAGGGACTCTGTAGGCAAGTTCGGTCTTGGGCCTGTCCATACCGTCCTGGATCGGTTTGAAAAAGAACGGGTAATTAACTGAGATGGGTACCACCTTATCGGTAAACATCTTCTTTGCATCAGCTCCAGTCTTCGATAATATCCCATATCTGGAATCCGAAGAGATGGTTGCCTGGTGTACAAGTTCTGAAGATGCCATGAATGAAAATCCAGAACGTCTGTTCTTAAGGTAACACAGTCCGTAAGATCTGGTGTCCAACTTACATGCCTCCCAGAAGATAAAAAATATTCTGTTTGCTTCCCTAAAATCTGGTTGCCCAACATCAATCTTGGTCCACTGCAAGTACATGTAATGAGAGCCAGTAATATAACTAGCAATACCTTTGTTGTAAAACCAAAAGCCTTCATCACGTTTTTTAAACTCTCCATCAATATAATCATACCACTTATCTTTAAAATTAGAAGGATAATTATTCCAATCAAAAACTGTTCTTATTTTAGACAATTCTTTAGGATAATCATGTGACTTCCAATATTGTTCATATTTTTTTTCTGATCTTTTATAAACATCCACCGCTAGTGGAAGCGCTACTTTAAGACCTTGTATTTCATATATTTCACCAATTTGTCCAGTTTTACTAATAACAACAATATCATATTCTTCATTGTAACCTGTTTCCCATTTCTTATATCTATTGTTTCTCTTAAGTACTTTAGATTTAATATGATTAGGTAAAATTTTATATAAAGTTTGTTCGTACATTACTTAGATCTCCCTTCTGCAAAACCTTTAAAGTTTGCGCCTTTATCTTTTTTGTCACTTTCTTTTAACATGCTTTCTTCTTCTTCTATACGTGTTAGTATTTCAAAAGCATCAAATATAGCTAGTTTTTTAGTTGCTGCTGCGTT